ATTCAGAGAACCGAAGGAAGGATCTACTGAAGTCTTAGTCTTCTCCACCTCGAGTCCTAATGACAACACAGTGTCCATCCAAAACCGGGCAAAGCCCGGAGTGGACTGGAACAAGATGTCGTCCCCGTTGATTAGGAGGGGTAAAAAACCCCGAATACCGTAGTTGGACTGGGCGTAACGAAAGGCGAGGAAGTTTTGGACACAAAGAAGGGGAAAGCTCAAAAAGCTCCCCATCATCTGACCAGAAGTAACTACCACGCGTTCGTACAAACCAGACTCGGAATCGAAAAAACCGACCCTCGGTCGAAGGATACGCAGGGCGTAATCCCAGACGCTAGGAGGGACGAAAACCGAATTCCGACGGGCTTCCTCGAGAATGGCCTCGGCAACCTCAATAGAAAGGTTGTCGGTAGCCGACGCATAGTCCCCGGACACGAGAGTTCCACGAGACTCTCGAAATCCGGCCGCATCTAAGGCGTCTTTTCTCACGTCTCCGCGAAGGAGCCAGGAGTGAGAAGAGAGATGGTTGTACAGTGACTTGTGGAGAGGCTTCAGGAGAAGCGCTTCAGAAGAAAACTTCGTCAACGGGCGAGGTTTCCCAGCTGACTGTACTACCATTGCCTCAGCCTCAACAGACCCAACAAAGGGTACGTTTCCGAAGACGCAGTCCAAGTAGAGACTGTGGTCGGGAGTGAGGCCGAGTGTGCCGCCTTGAGCTCTTCCGAGCTCGACAACCCCTGCGAGAGGCGGGCTAACAACCTCACATTCGCGCAAGTAGCTACGATCCCACCCCTTACGAAAAAGGCGGGACGAGTGATACCTGACGAACCTGAGGTAGCCCGGTGGCAACCGTAGGGGTTCTCGTGTAAGTTTTTCCATGACACCCTGGAGAAGGGGTCCCTCCATACACTTACACGAGGCAGGGAGGAGTTTCTTGACTGAGAGCCAAGCAAACCGTTCCTCCTCGAGAGACGAAGGGCAGGAGTTTCCCAGGAAACCCTTGACGACTCTCGAAAGTTCCAGACAAGAACCGGAACCGATCGACCACTCGAGACGAGGGGCTGGCCCGTAGGCAGCACACCAAGTACCGATGGCACGATTAACGGTATCCACGGTCTTCGCCTGACCGGCGCGACAGCGTCGCGAAGGGCGGCCAAAGGAACCTCGAACTGGACCCATTGTGAGACCAGTTGTCAATTCTGAGCTTGTATACCAGAGTCTGTGACTTTGTG